CTGTACGTCCTTGTATTCCGATCCGATCTGGCTGACAATGGCAGCGGCGTTGTGATACTCGATCGGCTGGATGAACGGACCGTCTTCCTCTCCATACTCATAGTCAATCGTCCGGGGGATGATTTCGATAGCCGGATACTGCATGTCTTTGATCCGAGCCGTGTCGAGATTCTTCCAAAGCGGAATAGTCACACCGCGTTCGGTGCCAATCGCAGTAATCTCCGCTGGCAGATCTGACTCGAAATAGGCTTTGATTCCAGCAAGCGTGTCTTCCATCGGTTTCTACCATTCCTCGCCGGTTCGGGTGAATCGGATATCTTTGTCTTTCCGTTCCGTTCCTTGAGGTTGTCCGGGTGAGTCCTCTTCCCGAAGAATCGAGGGTCGGCGTTCGATCCGCTCCAGAGCTCCCTGATAGAGCTCTTCGAAGGTTGCAGCCCGCTCGTCGTCTCCTTCCTCGAATTGCTTCGCGCGGAGGACTTTTGCCTTGACACCGTTTATGGTAATCGGCTTAAGGACCTTCACGAGATCCGCATCTATTACAGGCGTGACGATCCCGACAGCCCGCATCCGCGCCTCCATATCCGCACTGATGTCCACGCAGAACTGATAGACCTCGCTCGTGGATGGTTTTGTGTCCGCGCTGATCTCGATATTGGGTAGCTCCCGAACAACATCGCTGGCATAGCAATAGACAGCCATTCAGCGCTACTTCACCGCGTTTTTATCCTGGGCCTTCATGGCCGCGGTTCCTTCTTCCTCACCGGAGGGGCCAGTCTCGTTCTTCGGTCGGCTTCTACGCTTGGTTTCACCCGTTGCCTCCCTCGGACCGACCACCCGCTTCACCCGTCCTTTGCGAATGAGGATCTCAGCAACACGCTCGTTGCACTGACCCTCATAGCCATTCTCCCATCGGACTGTCACCATCTTTGCTACTCCTTCATTTTCTCACCATGGGTCCAGCCAAGAGGCCAGACCCACTGCTACTGTGTTCTCCTTAGGCGTTGACGACTTTCAGGCACAGCTCCGGGAACCCGTAGCCGGCGTTTCCGTACATCTCAGCCGAAAACCCGTACACCCCGTCGGAGGCCACCTTGCCGTCGTCGGTGACCGGCAGCACGTCCGCCCCGTTCTCCAGCTTCTCGCCCTGGAATATGAAGGGTTTGAGCGGCATGCCGGTTGTGGCGTAGTACCAGTCGGTGGCGTCGGTCAGGTCCGGTAGCGCGATCACGTTGGCGATGTAGCGCTTCTGGATGTTCGCTACGCCGGCGTGCGCGCCTCCTGGATCTGCCGCCGATTCCTTGATCTCCAGGAACGTCTCTTCCAGCTCCACCGGGCAGATGATGGTGTCCGGGATGATACGAAGGTACTTGCCCTGGTCTGTGACGAACCGCATTGAGGTCTTCCGTGCGGTGACCAGGTCGGTCTTGATCTGGGCGAGGGCGATACCGGTGCCAGCGAGCAGGTTGTCGTTGGCCCGCCCGTTGGCGAAGAAAGGAAGCCCGTCAAAGGCGAGCTCCGTCTCCCCGTTCAGCAGGAACTGGATGATCATCTCGGCTTTCCAGGACTCGATGCCCGCCACGAGCATCTGCACCCGGGGCCGGACCGAGTCCAGCTCATCGCGCCGGAAGGCGTCCTTGTGAACGGCGAAGCCGTTGTACCAACGCTTGTTGGTGATGCTGTAGGTGTACTTGCTCAGATCCCCGTACACCTTGGATCCTATCCACTCCCGTACCCCCGGAATGTCGCCGAGCCAGGCGTAGTCTCCCTTGCCGGTCTTGGCGTAGGTGCCCATGAAAAGCGATTCGATGCCCGTGAGGCGGCTCTTCTCGAGCATCGCTTTCATTTCGATCTCGAAGGCTTTTTCCAGTATTTTCGAGATCACCGCAGTTGATGGTAGGTACATGACTTTTGTCCTCCTTTCGTTTAGGAAAGCGCCCTGATTGAGAAGTCGATCAGCAGATGTCCGCTCTTGAATCCCACGCAGAGCCCGCAGGGCCCCACATTGACTCCAGCGCCATCGGCCAGCGTGTCGTCGGCCGAAGCGTGGAACAGCGCCCCTACGTCGGTCTGGGCGGCGCCGGCGTGCGGCACCCAGGCGAGTGTCCCGCTGAGGACTTCGATGTCTTTGGTCTCGCCGGCGCCCACGACTACCTGCTCCTTCACGATGCCCGCAAAGGCGTGGTTGGCTGCGTCGGCGGCGACGACGATGTACCCGTTGGGGTCGAAGTCAACCAGAGCGCCTTTGTAGTAGGTGCCGGCGACGTTCGATTTGGCCGGGATGATGTGCCCCACGTTTGGGAACATCATCTCCAGGTTCCTGTCAGTCGAGAGCGCCATATACTTTTACCTCCCTATCAGTTGCTGTTCCGAGTAGCCCATCCTGGCCAGCAGCTCGCGCTCCTCGGAGCCAAGCGCGTCCGCGCCCTCGCCGCCATTCCCCGTTCCGATCTCCCGGAACTGAGCGCTGGGCTGGAGCTTTGCGAGGACGGCCTCCGTGCCCACCGGGTCCTGGTCGAACCGCTGTTCCCAGAACTCCCGGTCCACCGGTGGAATCCTGCCGTCCTGTAGCGCCCCCTCGATGGCCTCGGCCTTCCGTTTCTGCGCCTCCCGCTGATTGGCTTCGGCCAGTTGAGCGGAAAGCTGTTCGTTCGCTTTCTCGAGGGCGTTGATTCGGCCCTCCAACGTGCCGACCTGATCCGAGGCCGTGAGGCCCAGCTCGTCGATCAGCCCCGTCCGCTCCTCATCAGTGAGCTCGGCGATCGCTGCCTTGATTTCCTCATGGGTCATCTTTCCCTCCTCTGCACGGCAAGCTGTGCCGGCCGCGCTGGTATTCTTGATTTCGGTTATGAGTTCCGTAGGACCGCGTGCGACGGTTGCCGCTACAAACTCGCGGATTGTTTCCGGAACGTGCGCGTACTTGTATCCGGAGAGGTCGAAGGCGCAGGCCGCCACCTCTCCATGTTGCACCACGGTACTAGCGAATCCAGCCTCGACAGCCTCGGCGGCCGTATACCAGGTTTCCTCCCGCATTCGCTCGAGGATCTGGTCCCTGCTCAGGCTGGAATGCGCAGTGTAGATGTTGGCGAGCTCCCCACGTAACTTCTCCAAAAGCTCCGCGGTTCGTAGCATCTCCTCCGCGTCGCCCAAGGCAAATCCCCAGGGGTTGTGGATCATGAAGTACGCTCCCTCGCCCATCACGAGTTTTCTCCCGGCAAGGGCTACGATTGAGGCGGAGGAGGCCGCCAGCCCGATCACCTCGACAGTGAGTTTTCTCCGCACCTTTGAGAGGATGTTGTATACGGCCATGCCGTCGAACACGTTTCCGCCTGGAGAGTTGAGAATCAAACGGATCTCGGCCTTATTCCGCACGGAATCGAAGTCCTTTTTGAACTGCTTGACGCTCACACCCCACCAGCCACCGATCTCGTCGAAGATGGAGATCTCGGCTTCCTCATTCCTCTCCTCAAGGGCGTACCATGGCCTTGCGATCCGGCGCGCGGCGGTGGCCGGCTCCTCTGAGGCCGGCTCGAAGGTTCCATCGCGTTCCTTGCAATGTGCTCGGGCGGCCTCCTCCCTCCACACGTCCTTGGGATAGCGCAAGGCCTGAATCTCGCTTCCCCCTTCGGCTTTGATGCCGTAGATCACGTCCACGCACTTGTCGTCGACCTTCATGTCGCAGTTCTTCCGCGCAATGCGCTCGTACTTGTCCGGGTCGTTTATCCGGCATGCGTGTTCATTGGGATAGGGCATCTTCCTTATCCTCCTCCTGCTGCTGTACTCCTGGTCTGGGATCTTTCCTTTGGGCCTCCCACTCGAGGCGATCCGTGATGCCCGGCAGGCGCAGTACTTCTCGCAGGTTGTTTTCCAGCTCTGCGGTGTTGGTGATCACCCCTGCTTGAGCCAGGTACCCGATTGCCTGCAGATCCAGACCGTGGATCCGTTTCACCCTGAAGGTGGGGTAGCGCTCCACCTTCCAGTTCAGGTCCACCAGCTCCCGAAGACAGAACCGGTCGATCACCTCCGCGATGTAGTCTGCCCAAGCCTGGGTAGCCATTAGGAAGGCGTCGATGAACGACTGGCCGAGCGCGCGGCTTCCGGTCTGCGAGGTGCCCAGGTTGATGTGCATGGCCAGCATCGCCTTGGCGATCGCCTCGTCGTAGTACTTGATAGAGGCCAGCACGTCGGTGCCCTTGCCTTCCTCGCCGCCCACGACCTTGAACTCCCAACCTTCCGGCTCCATCACGTAGGCTTTCTCGTTCGCATGCACCTGCTCGAGGGCCTTCTTGCCTTCCTCCCACTCCTCCGTCCCGCGAGCCACCCCCCGAGGCACCCGGAACTTGGGGATGCCGGCGCCCCAGCGGGCGTGCATGATCGCATTGGTCTTCTCCAAGTCGTCCTTGATGTACCAGGCTTTGAAGGCGGACCGCAGGATCGAGATGCCCTCCCAGTTGTCCCCTTCACGGTCAGTTGAGAAGACCAGGAGCTTCTCGATGGGAAGCTTGATCTCGGTACCGTCCACATCTCGCTGCACCATGTGCGCCAGCCGTCGCTTCCGGCGGTCGAACTCCCAACGCACCACAGACTGAGGGAGACGCGGATCGAGCTTTCGAAGCAGCGCCAGCCCCCTGTCCTTTCGGTATTCGTAGACTTTTTCCAGCACGGAGAAACCAAACGGCAACATGAGGAGCGCATGGCGAAGCGTGTCGTCCCATGTGATGGTCATTCCCTCCAGGAGATTCTCCTGGACCGCCGCCGCGATATCGACATCCTCTTTCGACTCGGTTGCCGGCTCGACGTAGTAGTCCGCCTGCCGGATGGGAAGGGTGATCGCGCTCAGCACTGCCCGGATCTGGTGGTCGCTGCGGCGCATCTG